TTGAGCCTGAGCTTGGTCTGCTTTTTGCTTAGCTTGTCTTCTAAATTTTAAAAACTGATTTGCTAATTTAATGTTTTTAACTTCTCTTATATCAATAGCATCTTCAAGAAATATATCACCTTTAGACAGTGCCATTTGTATATTAGCTTCTAACAAAGCTTTTTCATCTTCATCAGGTTCTAATTCTAGAAATATACCAAAATCATGTAAATTTAAGTTTTTAACTTCTTCTAAAGAGCCTACCGAAAATTGTCCTATTGAATCTATTAAAGATTCTTTTGTAGGATGAAATTCTAAAACATCTTTAAACCTAAGAGATATAGCTTCAGCTAATGATGTTGTTATAAACATACTACTATATAGTATATGTCTAGTTGCTACATTACTATTTGCTGCTGCTAATTTTTGAACGCCAACTAAAGAATTAGGATCTGGATCAGAACCATCTCTAGCTTCGTTTAAACCAGTTACATCTCTCATCATTTGTATATACTGATTGTATGCACCAACTAAAACTTGTATTTGCCCACCATTACTTCCTGGAAGTTCTGTAATTGGAACTTTACCAGCATTTTGATCACCTTCAACAGTTAAAGATCTACCTATAACAGATCCTGTTTGAAAGTACATATTTAATGCTTCTTGAGGATTGTAATTATTTCCATTACCTAAATCTATTTCTGCTAAACCATCTGCGTCTAAATAAACACCTGAAGGTGTCATTCTCTGTATAGCTTGTTGAAGTTTTAAATGAGTTAATTGAACTAAATCAGCGTAAGGTGTCATTTTTGCTACTAATGAATTTATATTACCTTTGTACATTCTAGGTGCGCTAGCAACATAATTCATCATTACTTTATTAATATTAGCATTAGGTCTAACCATGTTTGTTGCCTTTTGCCATTTTAATAATTGTTGTGTTCCTAAAACTAAAACACCTTCATATATAACTTCTCTTGTTTGTTTTACTTTTTCAAATCTAACAGAATCTTCTGGTGGATCAAAACTATCATCTTTTTCTATAGCTTTTTTAGCACCTGTTGCTACTTCTTTTATTTTATATACATCATGCTCCCATGTTTTCCAATTAAAATACAAAACTGTTAACGTGTTGTTTTGAGATAGCGAGTCGTTAACTTGATTATCTTGAGGACTATATGTATTATAAGTATTCCAGTTAGAACCTTCTTTAACTAATTGCTCTATTTCAGAATTAGGTAAATCAGGAAATTCTTTTTTTAGTTCGTTTACTTTTATATTTTTTACTTCACCAAAATAATAACAATCCTCAAAATTAGGATCATCAGTGTAGGACCAAACTAAGTTAGCTGGATCAACGTATTCAACAACTACTCCGTCTGTATTATTAAAACCATGTTTAGCACAACCAATACCTATTGTTGCTATGTCATAGTCAATTCTTCTTTTTGTTTGATCATAACCATTAGATTTAAATATATTATCTATAGCTTGTTCTTCAGCTATTTCAATACCTTGCTTGTAGTTAATCTGCATGTAAAGCTCTAACTCTTCAGTATTAGCAGGTAATTCATTTACAGCAAAATTTCTGGCTGAAACTCCTAACTTTCCTTCTATTTTTTCTAATAAGTCGGCAGTGTTAAGATCTTGCTGAACATCATTTACAAACTTGGTTCTTTTACCAGTAGATATTGGATCTTGTCCTATGGCTTTTATTGTAAAAGTTCTATCTTGCATACCGTTAACAACAATGTCTACAAATTTAGGAACTATAGGCACTGGTTTCCAGTCTAAGTTTAAATAAGATAAATCTCCATTTGTAGCAAATTCATCTTTATATTTTCTTATAGACTGCTCACCTCGAGCATATAATCTTAATCTATGGCATTCTTCTCTAGAATTATAAAACCTACTAACCCCATTATTATCCTTATTGAACCACTCTTGTTCAATAGCTCTACCTACAGATAAACCATACTCTTGAGTCTTCTTAACAGAGTCGGATACTGTTTGACTAGGGAATGTGTAATTTTTCGCTTTTATTTTTGCCATATTTATTTTATTATCTCACTTCTTGATCCGTCATTTTTATATTTTGAAAATGAGAAATCAAGTTTTTTAACTATCCTTTCCGCCCTTGGGCGATATAAATGTTTACGACACGCCATTATAGCTAACCCGCTACTTATAGATGCATCGTATGCTGTTCTTTTTGATATGTCAAACTTAGCCCAGTCTTCTAATGTTCTTTGAAAAAACATATCTCCATGGTTTTCGTCTTTAGCACCAACGTATTCTTCTATATATGATTCAATAGCAGCAGCATGCGCTTGCTTTATGTCTTCTGAAGAGTTAGGAATACCTCCTAATTCTAATTCTGTTTTAGATAAATTACCAATTAACTTGTCTGGTCTGTTCATTGAAAAACCTCTGTAACCTCTTCTTTTTAAATGATAAAGTAATCTAGGTTTGTTATTCTCTGCAAGTATAGGCATACCATAAAATACTAATGCCATTAATACATCTTCAAAAAATATTTCAGCTGTTTGAGGTCTAGCAACATACTCTAAAAAAAACTTACTATTAGGCACATCACTTACCATTGAAAAAGTAGTTAAACCATGTAATGCTCCATTAGAACCTCTACCTCCTACTGTTCCTGATATATCATATGAGTCACAGCCAAAAGCACCTAATCCATTATTACCAGCGTACTTAATACCATTTTTAACTAATGTATTGTTTTGTATATTTTTTGGCGGTATCCAAGATATTTTAAACCTACCGTTGTTAGTTGGTGTCCAAATAACTTCAGTATCTTTCATACCATTTTTCCATGAAAATGAACCTTTAACTATGTGACCTTTAGCGGTCATCTCTTCGTTAAAATCTATCTGTTGGTATATCTTAGTTAAATTAAATAATGAATTTACTGTTTCATCTCTAAATGCGTGCTTTTCAGATCTCGGAAATTGTCTGTAGTATTCATTTAAAGCATCACTATCGTTTTTTAAGCCATCAACTTCATTGTCCCAGTGTTCGATAACTCCTGTATATATTCTTTCGCCATCAATTCCTTCAACCGGTTCTGATGGGGTGTCGAAGACAGGATACCCATACTTATCGATAAATCCTTCGTAACCCCATTCCATAGGTATGAACAAAGAATATAATCCACTTGCAGTCTGACCATTGCGGTTTCTATTTGTGACATCTGAATTATAAAATAATTTTTTAAAGTTATCTCCACCTTTTGCTAAAGCATTAGATGTTGATCCCATCATACATTTACCTACAATTTTTGCACCGAGCCTGAGGCAGGTTTTCGTGATCCTCCAGTTGTTGAGGATGTTGTCGGGCCTCTCCCACTTCCCCGATTCGTCGTGGACGAGGAGTTGTAGTTTCTCCCCATCGTACGAGTTGTCGCCCGTGTTCTTCCAGTCGATCGTGGTATCGAGGCCTGCTCCCAATCTTTCTTCTTCTTTTTGATTGGTTTCCTTAAGGGAATTTCTGGTAAGTCGTTTGGAAGGAATCTTGTAGGATAATTCTGTTTTGGGACGTTCCATTCCGTCCTGTATTGGTTTGAAGAAAAACGGGTAGTTGATTGAAATGGGTACAATCTTGTCCGTGAACATCTTCTTAGCATCCGCTCCAGTCTTAGATAAGACCCCAAACCTTGAGTCCTTAGAGGTAGTTGCCAAGTTGACTGTCTCTGAAGACGCCATAAAGCTAAATCCAGACCGTCTATTCTTAAGGTAGCACATTCCATAGCTACGTTTATCGGCCTTACATGCCTCCCAAAAGTAGTAAAATATCCTGTTTGCCTGTCTAAAGTCAGGTGATCCCACGTCGATCTTTGTCCAAGTGAGATATATATAGTGCGATCCTGTAATGTAGTTTGGGGCACCGTTGCACATGAACCAATAACCAGCATCCCTGTTAGTAAACTCACTATCAATGTAAGGATAGTATTTTTCTTTAATGTTTTCTGGAGTGCTTTGAAAGTCATATATTGTTCTTAGTTTTTTTAAAGATTCTGGCTTATTGGCTATTCTAAAGTACTGATCAGCTATATCAAGATCTTCTCCATGTATTGTATCTGGAGTTTTAGGTAATCCTACCTTTAGACCTTGTATATTGTATATCTCACCTAGAGTACCATCCTTGCTTATTATAACACAATCAAGATCTTCATTGTAACCATACTTAAAATTTTTATGTTTATTAGTATGCTTAATCTTTTTATCAGATAAATGATCTTTGTGTATAGTATATAGAGCTTGTTTATACATTATTTGATTCTATTTTCAACACCTAAAAAAGCTTTAGATTCTTTTTTTGATTCTTTAGTTTCAGATAGCTGTTCTATTTTTTCAATTATCTTTAAAGAGTCTTCTATAGCAACCCATTTAGCTTGAGCTGCTGTCTTTGCTTTTTCTGGATCTAGTTCAACTAAATCAATTTTTTGTCTTATAACTTTATCTAGTTCTATTAAAGCTTTTTCAGCCGCTTGAACTATCTTTTGTCGTCGATCCATAATTAATTGTTATTTGATTTGATAATATTCTATATAACTTTTGGCCATCTATAGTAAACTCATATTCTGAGTTAGGTGTGAAGCCCACTATAGAGCCTTTAGAAAGCCCTAGATCTTCTAATTTTTTATTTAGATATACTAACTCCCCTGATAAATTTTCATCAGTCTGAAGAGACCATTCATCATCTTTATATATTGGCTTTACGAAGCAATAATCAGGTAAACATTTCCATTCACCGTTTCTTTTGTAAGCATATATTTGATCACTTGCAACTAAATATCTATTTTCACTTAAAAAACTAGCTGAGTTTTTTTCCACCTGGTGAGAGTCATACCATTTTCTAAATACGTTATGATGTAATATAACATCGTCTCCTTCTTTTATCGTTGCATCGCCCGTAAGAGGGCAAGAACAAACAGTACCAATGCGATTAACAAAAATGTGGTCACGTTCTGTAATTTCAGTATTAACAATTAGTTTTTTTTCGTCGATATTAACCACGTTATTATAGCGGTTTTCAGTAGATATGATATAGTCAAATAATGATTGCATTTAATAGTCTAGATTATACTCGACGGATACCGCCATGTTCGCATTAAAATGTTTCCAAGGAAGAACTTCTTTGTTTTTAGTTATGAATATCTTATAACATTTCTCTTCCTCTATTATATCTGAAATCTTATGTCCTCCATAAACTTCTTGACCTACTGAGTAGTGCATAGCCTCATTTTTATAATCTGTGCCTACACTTATTTTTCTTATTAACTTTGCCATTTAATTTAATTTAGTATGTCCATATTGTCATT